CCCTGTGCTGTGAAAGTCTGCAGGGTGAACTGGTCAACGATAAGGCCCACTACGACTCCTTACGTGTGCGGGGTAATTGTCTCTTGCGTCTTGTAGATGATGTCGTACTCGTTACCCGACGCGTCCAACGTGGACTGGTAGGTAATCGAGGCGCGGATCAGGTCGCCCTGGCCCGACAACGGCACCTGGTACACGTCCTTAATGCCGTTGAACACGTCGAACTGGATGCTGTTGTTGGCGCCTGCCGTCGTTAGGACCGTCAGCTTCTGACCTGCGACTGACTGGAACAGTCCGTAGTCGGTCTTGTCGAGGAAGTCTCGTGAAGCCGTCATCTGGATCGAGCGCTCGCCATACGCGACGAACTGCGCGCCCTTGGCGTTCTTGAGCCTGTACTGCGCTGCTCCAGCGTCGTCGATGTCGAACGAGAACGTGTCCATGTCGGTGACGGCTGTCGGGCTCGGTATCTGAACACTCCACGAACCCGGGCCGTACGGAACCGACGTAGGCCAAACCACGGAGCCGGGAGCCGACTGCGTAGCTTCCGACAACCCGATGATGTCGGCCTGGTACTCCAGGACGTTGTTGTTCACGGTGAACGTCTGCTTGGTGGTGCAGCAACCCGTGTAGCCGAAGACCACGCCGTTTCGCACGACAGTGATCGACAGCGTCCGAGGAGGCACCGCGACCGAGGTCGGCGTGTAGGTGTAGACCCAGTTCGGAGTCGACCCCGACTTGACACCGACAGCTCTCGACACCTCGGTGAAGTAGAGACAGGTATCTTCCGTTGCCTCCATCGTGATCGTGCCTTCAATATCGAAGTCACCTGGCACGACACCGATCTGTGCAGCGGACTGCCGAATCGGTCGACGGTAGTTGTTCTGTTCCTTGTACTCCAGCGTCTCCGACAGAATCGGGACGAACTTCGTCGGCGCTACATACGTACCGACAGTTGTCTCGAAGGCGACACCGATCAGGCCACCTGCGCCAATGCCGTACCCGCTCACTCCTCACCACCTTCGTCCTTGTTGTCGTTGTCCTCGCCGCCGTCGCCTTCGTCCTTCTTGACGACCTTGACACCGAAGATGTTGAGTTCCGTCGGATCCTTAGCGCGCATAGGCAAATGCACGCGCAGACCTGTCTTGGGATGCGGATCGGAAAGGTTGACGACCGAGTTGATAGAACGGAACCGCTCTACCTGCTCGTCATCCACATCGGTCGTCGTGTTGTTGTGGAACGTTCCGAGACCGTGGATGTAGACGTCAGAGTCACCCGCGCTCGGGTGATCCACAATCACCTGGTAAGTCATTTACACCACCTGCTGTGGGAGTGTCGTCTTGCTCTGAGATTCAAACGTCAATCTAGCCCCCATCATGAGGGAACCACTCTTGGTAATCATCCCCGGCTCGTTCTGCGTACATAGTACCGAGAAGACGTTACCTCCCAAGAGCAAGTCACTATGCACCAACGTCTCGATGGCATCTGCTAGCGTCGTTGCACCGTGGAGGTTCTGCTGCACATCCTGGATCTTCGAGTAGTACACCAAGACGTATGTTTCGAACGTGTTCAGTGTCCTGAACGTAGCACCTTGGAACTCGCGCTTCTTGTTCCCAGGAGCTATGCACAGCGCAGGGGTGTTAGGAATCAGCTCCTGGTCTCCATACCAGACACTATTCACGCCCAGAGCGGTCATGTTGGTAGGGTTGAGAAGCTTCTGGTAGATGTAGTTCGCTACCACTTCGTTACTGTCGGTATTGGGGCCGGGAGGCATCACAACCCCAATCTGGCGACGATACGCTCATTCATCCAGATCTCGAACTCTAGCTGGATAGCGTCCAAGTCCTGAGTCTGAACTAGAGCAAACGGTCGAGCAGATGCGTAGGCCTTCAGACCACCACTCAACACCTTCTGCATCATTGCCTGGAAGCCCTCGGCCGAAGTTGCACCTGCTCCAGCTGCAGTAGCGCTGCCGTAACCTGCCTGGTGTAGTGCGCCATACCAGATCTTGTCTGGCAAGTCGAGAATAGCTGCCTGGGTCTGCGTCACGGTCCAGATATTGAACTGGCCCATAGTCTTGTAGAGCAATCCAGACCTTAGCAGCGGATCTCCAACTGGAAACTTAGTCTTGGGGTCTTGAGCCTTAACCATTAGCGTCGCATCAGACAGCGGAGTCCATGCCTCCGGCCTACCTCCAGCAATGAAGTTCTTCTGGATGCTAGGCGCGAGGACTCGCTGGATCGAACGCTTCAACGGCTCACGAAACGACCTGATATCAAGTTCAAGAGTGTCAAACGCCTTTGCCGACATAGCGATCGTAGGGGTAAACGAATAGCCCAAGTTGATCATACTGTCAACTCGGACACCGTTCGGCGTTACGGTCGTAGTCGAGGTCGTTGCCACTAGAACACCTGACCCATTCCAAACTTGGCCGGACCCAACGACAAGTCGTTGCAGTCCGTATTCGTTCTCCATGCGTCCCAGGTCGAGCTGGTATCTGTCGGATAAAACACCGGAGCAACCGCAGGCTGGTTAGGCGCGATCTCCGCGATCGAAATCGAGCCGTTGATAATGTCAGTCAGCAGTGCGGTCGCCCAGGTCCTAAGCGTCAGACCATAACTCGCAGCTCGCTGGTCCGACACAACTTCGGAGTACTGCCTATCGTATACCCAGCCGGCATACATCATCGACATTGCCTGCTGGACAACTTCGGGAGTAGTAGTAGCGTCAACCCAAAGTGGAACGAACTGGGCGTAGGTCTCGGTGAGTCTCCCGAGGATCTCTCCCGAGACCTGCGCTTCCAGTCCTGCGTCTAGAGAGGTCACGCTCAGCTTCGTTGTCTCGAACCAGGCCTGGACCTGTGATGTAGTGATGTGTGCCAACGAAGCCACCCCCTCTTACTTGCCGTTGCCGCCCTTGCTAGGAGCCGGAGACTCCACAGGGGCGGCTTCCTTCTGGTCGGCTTCCTTCTGGTCGGTCTCCGCCTGAGCGTCGACCTGCGCATCCGTGTTGGCCTGCATGCCAGCGATCTGCGCTTCGAGTTCGGCGATCCGGGTGTCGCGCGGGTCTACGTAGTCCTCTCCTGCAGCTCGCGCTTCGAGGATGTTGGGGTCATCCTCCCCGCCCTGAACGACCACGTTGCCGTGCTCCAGGTAGTAAGCCCACTGGTCTTCGTCGAAGTCCTCAGGGCGAACCGTAGTACCCGAAGGAACGTCCGGACCCAGCTCGGTGTATGCCACATAAGCCATGTCGTCTCCTAACCGACGAAGGCCGGGCTGAGGACGCTGGTGAACAGGAAGCCGCAGATCGACTTGTTGTTCGAGTCCAGGCCGATCAGCTCGAGGTCGTAACGCTGACGGAACCGGATGATGTCGGAGGCCCGACGCTCTTCCCTCCACCTGTCGACGATGCCGCCGCCGAGCGCGTTGTCCGTACCCATCGGGGTCGTGGGGTTGAGCGCCGTGCCGTCGGGTCCAGCAGGAATGCCCTGACCCGAGAACACACCGGAGCCGAAACCCAGACCGCCTCCGCCGCCCCCGCCGAAGCCCCAGGTGAACTGGTAGGCGAAGGCAGGCACCTTGAGACCCGGACGCGGAGGCGTGTAGGCCAGCAGGACCTCGATGTTCCAGAGGTACTGCAGCGCCAGGACCTGGCCGGGGTTGTTGGTTGCGATGCCGAAGCCGGGGACCACCACGTTGTTCAGGCTGAGCAGCGACGCCACCAGATCCGGAGTCAGCACGGCACGTTCGACGTACTGGATCCGGTTGATGAGGTCCTGGCAGTCCTCGAGGGCGGACATGACCTTGTAGGGGATGATCGCCTGGTTGATCGACAGGAAGGACAGCTTGTGAACCTGGCGCCCAGCCGTACGGATGTCCCGAATCGGCGTCGCGTTGGAGTAGCTGTCCCACTGTGGACCGTAGCCGGTCGTGGTACCGGGAACGGCCGTCAGCGCCGAGTTGAAGCTCGCCGCAGTCGTGACCGTGTTGTAGATCCGGTACTCCTTGCCCAGCGCGATCCGCGAGGCAAGCATCTCGGCGCCGTCGATGTCAGGACTCAGCGGCGTGTCGGCGTTCTGCCGCTCTTCGTCCGTGACCGCGATCTGGAGCGCGTGCTCCTGAGCGTAATAGCTGTTGACACTGACAGTGAGGCCAGGAACTTCGTTAGCCTCAGTGCCAGGTGCACGAGCGTCATCCAGGGCAGGGTACCACCCCTCACGTCCCTGGAAGACGTAGTACTTGTCGGACTGCTTGTTGACCGGAACCGAGGGGAACAGGACGTTGCCGACCAGTCCTTCGTTCGGCCAAGCAACCGAGATCTGAGTGAGGACAACGTCGATGTGGACATTGCCAGATCCAGTTGGTGCGTAGACTGCCACCTAGCTCCTCCTCCCTAAATCCTTGTACCCGGGTCGGCCAGCGCGATGTCGAACAGGTCGCCTGCTGCCGCGTTCGCGCCGAAGGTCGGTAGCGGGCTGCCAGGAAGCGACAGAGCGACACCGACGAGCGCGAAGCCCTGGAAGGTCGTAACGCTCGTCACGAACTTGACAGAGCCTGCGACCGTGCTTGACGGAACGACGTAGCCGCCAATGACGGGCGTACCCGTACCGTCCCAGATGACCTTGGTGTCGCCCTCGATGGCGACGTTGATGAACGCCTTGCCCGTATTGGTCTTGGCGGCGTCGAGAGCCTCCTGACAGACACCGACGATTCCGGTGCTGCCTGCGCCAGCAGTACCTGCGGAAGTCGGTGTGATCTGAACCGCAGCGGGAACCAGCCCGACGGCCGCAACCTGCGACACGACCATGAACGGTACGTACGCGACGCTGCCGCCCGTAGCGAGGAAGGCCTTGGAGATGACATGATCCATACCCGGCATGGGTTACTCCTCCTTCCCAGCGTAGCTGTCCTGCCGGTAGCTCTCGTACAGCTCCGGACTCTGACGCACGACGTGCTGAACCGCTGCAGCGTACGAGAGCTGCTTGCCAGTCGCCTTGAAGTGTGCCGCCTGGGTGTTGGCGACCAGTTCGCCGAGCTGCGTGGTGGCGTCCTTCTCGGTCTGCGAGCCCATCCGGCCACGCTCACCAAGCTCGACAAAGCCGACCTTGGTAAGCTGCTCGAGCGACCCGACAAACGCATCGGACATCTTGATCGGGTCGCCAGCAACGGTACCTTCCGCGATGGCGTCGATCACCGCAGGAGGGAGAACGTACTTCCTCCCACTCATCGTCGCGGTAAGGCCAGCGAGCCGCGCCCTGGTCTCGGAAAGCTGTCGTGCGCGGTCTGCCTCGGCCGCAGCAGTCTCAGCCTTGGTGACACGCTCACTGAGTTCCTTGAACACAGGGTGCTCGGAGAGGAGCTTCGTAAGCGCGTCTTCGGTGACACCCGCAGGGGGTGTCAGTGGTGCAGGTGCCGGAGGAGTCGGTGCTGGCGGCGCAGGTGATTCGGAAAGCTTCTTGATCGCGGCGACAACTTCGTCGTCAGAAGCTCCCTCACCCAGCTTGAGCATCGCCCTCAGTGCCTTGGGGTCCAACGTGCCTCCCGTCAACTGAGTGGTAGTGGTGATTTCAGACAGATTGACGGGAAGCAGATCCTTCAGGAAAGGCCTGTTGGTTAGCGCTCCGCCAAACAGTACGTCTTCGTGCTTCGTGCCAGACGGGTCAGTCCACTCGTCGTCAAACTCAGGACTGAAGTAGCGGTACTCGCCCGCCTTGATCGACTCAGCAGCCGGCTTGGTCCAGTCGACGTTGAGGTAAAGACCATCCGGTCGTACTTCCGCGTCGCGAACCCATCCCGCTGCCTTGCCGTCCTGTGCCTTGTGGTCGTAGTCGATGTCGGGGTCGATACCACGCACGCGGTCCTTGACGCTAGCCGCGAAGCGCTTGATCCGCTCAGGCGTGAAGTTCATCGTGCCGTAGACCGGATGCTCGTACGTACCTACGGGCAGGGCTTGGATCCAAGAGGTTCCGCCTGCCTCGAAAAGCTTCTGGCTGACATCGACCCAGTAGCCGTAGCGACTCACTTACCGCCGCCTCTCTTGGTCGCCTTCTTCGTAACTGCTTTCTTAGTACCGACAGCCGTCTTCTTGGCCATGGGCACCTTCTTGAGATTCGGGTTGGCTCGCTTCGCTGCAGGAGAAGCACTCCGCGAGGCCGCAGCGACCATAGCCGCACCAGCCTTCGGAGACACTCCTGCAGACTTAGCAGCGGAAGCCGCAGCCGCCTGGAACCCCATACCCTTCTTGGCTGGTGCCTTCCTCTTAGGCGGCACTCGCTTCCCTCCTCCCATAACGGTGTCCACGTGTACGTTCCCAGAACCACTGGGGCTGTATACGGACATCTAGTCTCCCGGTTCTAAGACGATTATATAGTATGTCCTCATAGGTAAGCTACCCCTAGTGCTACAACTCCCTATATCGCTTGCACCTTCATCACAACAGGAGCGCCTGTCGCTCCTGTAGGCGACGTGCTTGTCACTCCTGCAGCCTTGATTGTCAGCGTTCCTGCAGCCACAGCACCAAGCAAGTCGAACTGGTAAGTGTTCCCAGGCGTTAGGCCTGTAACTACGAACTCCAGTGGAGCATCCAACTGCACGTTCAACGAAGACACTTCCATCGTGATAACGTTACCCACGACAGGAGAGACTGTGTTGTGCGCAGCCAGAGCGTAAGAGTAGTTCTGTGTCGATGGTGGTGCCGACAAGAACGATGCGGTTACCAACACCTTACCAGACGCAGGAGCAACAAACGTGTTGGTAGTAATGTTCGTAGTATCAAAAGCGGCCAAGGTAGTTGAGGTGACTCCAGGACTCGCCGGAGTGATAGGAGCGTAAACGTGCGGAGCACATATAAACTGACCAGAGACTACAGGTAGGTCAGCAGCTGCCAACACATCCCATGCGCTCGCCTCAGTCGTTCCCGTCGCGAACGGCAACTTCCGTGCTGCGGGCGTACCCGACGGCAAGGGCATGTACGCTTGGAAAGTCGCAGCGTTCTGAACGGGAGTCAGAGTTGACAGGTTCTGTATAGAACCGCCAGCGGTCAGAAGTGAGAATGTCCACGTCGTTATGGCCGCAGCGCCAACACTGAACAGATTGATGGTGTAAGCCCAACCCGAAGGGGACAAGCCACTATCTGTCGGAACCAGACTTACGCTAGGTACCGAACCGTCCTTGTTGAAATTGACTTGCACGTGAGCAGGTGCCGCGAGGATTTGTCCAGTAAGAATAGACGTCGGGAAGATCTCCGCCCAACCCTGCTTGAGCTGTGTCTGCGTGGCATCCTTAACGTCCAGATTCACCTGGACGTTAGTAATAGGCATTACTGGCCCCTCCTTCCGGAAGTGCCTGAGCCGTCACCATTACCCGTAGACGGAGCGGTTGTACCTGGAGGCGATTGCCTCGGAGGTCCTGCTACTGGAGCAGTGGGCGCTGGCGGGATCTGTTGCGGAGCCACTTCGTGACCAGGACCAGGAAGCTCGGAAGGCTGCGGTCGCACTTCCTGTGGGTTATCACCACGACCGGGAACCACGACTCGGGCAGTGTTAGCCTCTGCAGGCGGAAGACCCATCTCGTCACGCAAGTGATCCTCTAGAGCCTGGTCAGGAATGATGATTCCTGCGCCGACGTAGTTCCTGAGGGTGAAGCTGGTCGTACGCCAGTCCTCTTGCTCGCCGATCCTCTTGACAACGAGCTTGGGGTAACGAACACCTGCCCAGTTCATGTCGACGAGTTGCGGGATCAGATACGAGTTAATTGAATCCGTAACGATGTCCGCAGTAAACCTGGTCGCCTTGAGAAACAGCGTCTGGTCCTGCTCGTCGGTCTTCTGGTGCGTGTTCAGGAACTGGCCGAGGATCTGCTTCTCGATCTGCTCGTCGTGGTGGTTGATCGACGCGATGCAGTCGACGGGGTGACCCTTCAGTTCAGCGAATGCAAGAGTCCAGTTAGGCGGTAGTACGACGTGAGCCCTGTCGTTGGTTCGTAGATTCCTACCCAAAGCGTCTGCAAGAGATAGATCCTGCGGCGAGTATCCAACCGGCAGCTGGATGACAGGAACACCGATTCCATGGCGCTCCTTCTGGATCGCGTCTATCTTGTAGAGGTTGTCCTTGTAGTACCAGTGCTTGTAGGCTGACCGGAGGAGGCTGATCCCCTCAATGTTTCCAGCCTCCTTGTCAAAGCTGAAGACCACCAGCTTGTTGATCGGTATGTTGACCCACTGCTGAAATCCCTGAAACACGCCACCTTGCAGGCCGGGTACGTACACCGGAGGGGCCCACAAATCGACTGACAAGGGTCCGCCCTCGTAGTCGAAGAACCACTCCTTGACGTCCATCGGATGCCTAGGCGCCAGCTTCTGCCAGACAATCTTACCTCGCGCGTCGGGATCGTTAGTGACTTGCTCGCCGCGAGCGAACACCTTCTCGAACATGTAGTAGCCGAAGTCCAACATCAGTAGCGCTTCGGTCAAGGTCTGCGGCCACGAACTGGTTGTCCAGGACGTCAGGTTCTGCCAAATGAAGTTGGCAATCATCTGGTCCTTAGAACTCTGACTCGCAGGCTTCATCGACCACTGACCAGCCAGCACAGGTGTCTTAGCGAGTCGCATCGTCCCACGAACCGTACCGTCCGACTTGCGCATCTGGTCGTACTTACGCAGACCCTTAATACCGTACAGGTCCTTGTTGTACTCCCGCCTTACCCACGAAGTGAACGGAGACGGTACTGAAGAACCAAGTTCGTTACCGAGAGTGGCGACTGGCGCTCCGCTACCCACACCGATGCCTTGGGCGAGGTCGACACGCGGATGGATGCGCATCGTTCCCGACTCCGCACCAAACCCAATTCGCTCATCAGGAGGCGGAGGGAACTGCAGACCGTCTCCAGAAGAACCGATTGTAGTGCCGGGGGAAGTCTGTGAAGTCGTAGCTCCTGGCAGTACAGGACGAGTGCCACCAGGAACAGGCTGTTGCGTGATCGCTGGTCGTCCACGCCTGTCGAGACCTGCACGTTGCCGAATGGTTGCGAGCTGATGGGCTGCATTAGCATCTCCCCTTTGTACGAGCTGGTAGAGTGCGACCTCTTCCTGGTTCGCGAAGGTCTGTCGCGGCGTATCTTCCATACCAGGCAGAGGCACATCTGCCGTACCACTGGGCGGCGCCATCACAATGAAAGCGTCACTACCTTGGTGCGCGAGGACTGGCTCGTAGCCGCCATCGATCAAGTCCTGCAAGTTCACACGGGGCAGGTCATCCATGTTCATTAAAAGACCACCTCATCTTGCCCGCCCAATTGGAAGAAGCCTGTTGCGCCGGTAGCGCCCATGAGACCCGCAAACGCATGTTGGTTGTCCGCCGCTCGCCGGGCCGATGCCGCCTGCGGCGTCAACTCCACAGGGGCTGCTGCAGCCATATCCGGCGTCAGGTGAGATCCAGCGGCGCCCATCTTGAAGAGACAAAGGAGAGCATAACGCATAGCGTCAATCGTGTGGTCTTCTACCCTGTTACCGAACTCAGGTACGTTGCGGCCCTTAACAGGTTCAGTCGAGCGGTAGTTGTTCAGCTCACGAATATGGTCCTTACAATCCCAGGCGACCCAGTACCTGGGCTCCTCGATAGGAGCTCCCCATTTGTCTTCCGCAACTTGGCGTGGACGCATGAAGCTCGCCATCAAGTCGATACCGTCGCGCCAAGTGTAGTCGGACTTAAGCTCGGGCGGTGCCCAACACTGGACGTAGAAACCACGCTTACCGAGTTCCTTCGTGACCATCTCGGCCGCTTCAGGGTCAGCTGGGTCTCCGAACGTCAGGTTAATGTGGTAGTTCGGAGGTTGAGGCCGACTCATCATCAGGTTAATGTGGTCGGGTATCGTCTTGTACTTCTTGTAGTGGACCCGCCACACGTACACTTCGTCTCTCGGACTGACTTGGAACTCGACAGCCGCAAGGGGGTTCGTGTAGCCCCAGTCAAAGGCAATGTAGTTGGGCCAGCCAGGTATGAACTTGTAGTCCCCGGCCAGTACATGTCGCGTCTCGTCCCACTCCGGGAATATCTTGCCAACGAAGCTGGCGAAGTCGGCACCTATTTCCTGCTGGAACCATTCAGGTTCGGACGTCTCTTCCAGCAGGAGGATTTCCTCGTCTTGGCGTCCGCCCGGGTAAACAACTGGGTTGTCCCAAGATGGGAACCTCCAGCTCTCGTATATCCCCTTGAACCGCTCTCTCCTGCCGAGCTGCCAGAGGTCATGGAGCCAGTTGAAGCCTTCAGGTGTCGTCGGGAAGTCCGCGCCACCTCTCCGGTCTGCAAGCGCCGGTCGTATATACCGTTCCCAGGTCTCCCGCTTGTGCTTGGCCGCCTCGGACATAATGACGTGGTCCAGCGCTTCTCCGACAAGGTACTCGGGGTGCTCAGCGCTGCGGCATTCGACTCTGGTACCCCAGGGGAACTGAATGAACATGTCCCCAGACCGTTTGGAGTACGCCCGCTTGACGCGCTTGTCTCGGCCCAGCTTCTCCTTGACAATGAGGTCGTTCCAAATGACCCGGAACTCCTTCTCCGCCAAGTCATAGGTGGGCCCGACTATCCACACCATCTTGTTCGACTTAAGAAGGTGCTTCGGGCTAACGTCTCTGGCAGCCATTGTGCTCTTACCAAACCGACGACCGCACGTAGGCACCCGGAATCTTGCCGTCGAGTTGTGGTACAGGAGCTGCTTGGGGTGCGGCTCGTAACCAACCTTCGTCCAGAACGCCCTGGTCAGGTCATCCATTCGAGCTCCTCTGGTACCAAGGCGTGTACCACGAAGGCCTGTACCCCATGAATGCTAGGAACTGCAAGGCGTCATCAATCGCTGAGAGCGTCCACAGGGCGAGGCGGCTCCGTCGAGGTCCCACTTCAGCGTCCGCCTCGATCGGAGTTGGCGATCTTCTCGATGCCGCGCAGGAACTCGTCGAGCGCGTCCTCCTGGTCGTCCTTTCCCACCGGGCCAAGAACGCGATCTACGATGTACTGGGAAGCACGAAGCCTCACGCCATCGTTGGTGGCATTCGTTGCCAGGTCGACAATCTGTGCAGCAGCGAACGGCGCGTTGGTGTCGAAGATCCTCTTCGTCTTCTGCGCCGGCCCCTCGTTACCGAACAGGTCGGCTTCGAAGTCTGCCATGTGGTCACGATCGCTCATGTCTTCTATTATATAGCCGCTCAACTCGGACACACAACACCAAGTGTGTGTATGTGTTACTTCAACAATTACCCACAAGGCCAGCTTACCGCACGGGTCTTGTAAAATCGGGAGTTACAGATTAAAATATAGTTATAAGAAAAAAGCAAAAAACCGAAAAAAATCGAAACTTGCATCTTGATAACTAAATAGCGATTCAGCTCCGGAGTGACATGTCAATTCCAGTACTTTCCGGTACGAAACAAAACAAGGAGCAACAATGTCCACTCTCGCACCAATCACTCCGTTCTACGCTGCCAAGGTCGCCAACATCCGTCTCGCCTCTGAGGGCGTGGACAAGGTTGTCACTCCGCAGATGCTGTACACGTACCACAAGAAGGGTACGATCGCGTCAGCGTCCGTCGAGGGTAGCGACAAGAAGTACTTCGACGGCGACGCGTTCAAGACCTGGCTGGACTCGTACGTCAGCGGCGGAGCGACGTCGACTCGTACGAACGTCGAAGCGCTCGCCCTGCAGTACATGTAACAACACGTAGTATCCGGAGCTGAATCGCTATTTAGTTACCAAGGTGTAGGTCTAGGAACAAGGAGGACAAGTGCTACGTAAGTACGGCGGTACGATACTAGGCACCACGTGTCTCGTATTCACGTTCGGAATGGGGTTCGGCCTCGGATGGCACGACCACACGCCACCTAAGCCGGCACCGATCTGCATCGTCGTCCACGCGAATGGTGCGCCGGCACCTTCGTCGTGTGACAACCCCAACTCGTACCAGGTCAACAACTAGGCCCTAGGAGGGCAACATGAGGAAGTTCGGAATCGCAATTGCCACGTGCGTCGTGGCAGCCGGCATCGGGTTCGGAGTCTCCGGCCAAGCGGACGCGGGCACGACCCTACTGCAGACGGTGACCAAGTCGGAACACATCGTGTCGGCGAGGTGCTTCACCTACGCCCAGACCACGATCACGTACTACCACTGGTCCAGCAAGACCGGGTGGACCAAGTACGCGGCCCCGAAGAAGACCGTGACGACTGGCGAGACCTGCCACTAGGGCATCAGGTTGGCTGAGGGGCCGAAGGGTCTCGAGCGAGACCCTAGGTCCCTCGACCGACTTGCTTTCCTAGCTGGTGACCATGTATAATAGAATTAGGCCCAAAGAAGGGAATGCGATGACGGCCCACAAGAGACGGTCAGGGGACCTGATAGTCTCCTACGACTGCAAGCAGGGTCGGCACGAGGACGAATGCCAACGGTGGCTACGGGATGAGGGCATCGAGGACCCGATTCACTGCCACTGCAAGTGCCACCCAGATGACGGATGCGTTCCTACGATACGTCGGAAGACACGACGCAACCCTGTGTGTACGACCTGCTACCTCACACACCCTGAAGGAGCCTGCGATGAGTCCTAAAGACCTGAACGTGATGACCGAGGACTGGAACGCAATGCCGAACTGGATGAAGGCATTGGTGACGGAGCTCGTGTTCGTCGGTTCGTACGTCCAGACGAAGTACCCCGAGATCGCGGCCGAGGCGATGGAGGCCTACAATGCTACACGCTGACTGGCTGACCTACATCCGGGACATGGAACGTCAGATCGCGTCACGTCCGTCCGACGCCCCAAAGCGTGCACGTGCGATCACGCCGATGACCTCGCCGGCACAGAGAAGGGCACTTGGTCAGACCAGTAACGCCGTACGGGCGATTTACCAGGAACCGAACGAGTGGAACGGCGCGCTAGTTCGTCCACAGGGACGCTCTATTCCGTTCGTGACTAACTTGGGCGGGAACTGCGAAAAAGACATCCCTCACGGTAAGGACACGCGCGCGCGCCGAAGGTAATTACGGTACATATGACTCATACAGCGCAAACGCACATTGGTTCGCCGTTCTATTAATTAAGGGACGCGAGGAGATCGGAACGTACTTCTTGTAACTTTAAAGGTATATAAACACCCTAATGTTCTCTAAAGAAGACGGTTGTGATCGGAATCGTCCTGTCATGTACCGGCCCGAGCGTTTAACTGCGGTTTTACCAGAAACACAAAGGTGTACTGCGTTGCATAACAGTATCAGAGTAACGGTAAATGCCGCTCAAAATTGCGTATATAGCGGTAACTACGACGTCATTGTGTAACAAGGGGTTGTTTGTCCTTAACGAGCTGATATATAATTGATTTGTAACCGCAAAAGATGCACATACGATGCACGCGAAAGGAGGCGTAGTAATGGAGATAGTCAACGAGAACACGCCACCGCTCATCAAAAGGCACGGTGGACGCCAGCCAAAGTACCCGTGGGACGAGTGGCTCCGTCACAATCACGCTGTTCGTCTCGTAGAGGGCAGTGATTTCGACTGCACGGCCGCATCCTTGCGGATGATGTCGTACAACCAGGCGAGACGCCGTGGTGGTCGAGTCAGGGTTTCCATCGGGGAGGACATACTCGGGCGTAACACGGTCGAGTTGACGTTCCAGTTCACTACCGCTACGATCAAGAAGCAGCAGCGCGAACTTGACGACGTCGAGCAGGTCGATGACGATCTGGTCGATGACAGCGAGATCGTAACCGGCCAGTGGGGTCCGCCAAAGACCTTGCCGAACATCGATGGCGACCTGTTCCCGAGAGGTATCCGTGAGGATTAACTGGCGCAACGACGTCACGAAGAACGACGCGGTCCGCATCACAGCGTGCACCTCCTGTGGATCTGATGCAGGCAAGGTCTGCATGACGAGAAGCGGAGAGGTAGCAGCGAACATCCATGCACCGCGGTTTGACGCGGCATGCGAAGCCAAAACTGGGCCTTGAAAAAGCACAAAGTGCCCCACTAGAATAAAAATAGTAGACAAACAAGGAGGTGTAAGGTGTCGGAACAAACTACCTTTCAGCCGAACAAGGACCTGAAGCCGATGAAGGGAGCGCACCTCGTCCTGAACGAGTCGATCCTCTCGTGGATTCAGGGGCGACTCGACGAGGCGCACGAGATACTCGGTTACGGGTGCATGGACGACAAGGTCGAGGAGGATGTCAAGAGCCTGCTCGACGAACTCACACAGGTCGACGGCTGGTACGAGGTGAAGGACAGGTTCGGCCGCAAGGTCTTCTCGAGTCGACCATACCCGATTAGTGGTCAGCAGGAGTCCAAGGGCGAGCTTCGAGTCGGGGTCGTCCTCACTCGCGGCGAGCTCATGCTCGACATACGCCCTTGGGGTGTGTACTGATGGCTACCGAATGTGCAGACTTCCACTGCCAGCACAACGGCGGTGAGTTCACGCATGAGAACCGACCGTCACGGGAGGAGTGTATCCACCCGGGCGTGTTCGCCGGCTCGGACAACACTCCGGTTCACTGCCACTCATGTGGTAGGGACGTACCGGTAGAGGAGCTGTGATGGACGAGCAGATCCTCAAGAAGGCCATTTTCGAGATGGTCGACTGCGGATGTCACGAGGTCAGCCTCGAGGCAGTCGAGCGCGTGGCGAAGTACTTCGAGCACGCAGGCATGGACCAACGTGTCCCAAGCGGCCTGAACGATCGAGATGAAGACGACATTGACATGCTGTACAACTTCGTCGTCTTCGACAGGAAACTGGAGGTCAAGGAAAAGTGAACCTGATAGGCCTATTCACGGCGCTAGAGCACCCCGACGTCTGGGAGCCGGGTGCTGACAACCGCAAGCTGAACGTCCAAGTCAAGACGCAGTTCAGTCTCGAGAACATCGTCGGCGTTCGAAAGACCGAGGACGGCAAGAAGAT